AAGAAATTGAATACCTTGTTCTTAATGAGTCCCGTAACAGATTTATTAGTAACCTCGCAGTATCTCTCGACGGAAATACCCTCGTCTTATTCCAGTACGTTGACAAGCACGGAAGAATACTCCATAATCTTATCTCCGAGAAAGTTGGATCAGATAGAAAAGTATTCTTTGTAAGTGGTGAAACAGATGTGGACATACGCGAAGAAGTTCGTAAGATCGTTGAGTCGGAAACAAACGCTATTATTGTGGCTAGTTTTGGTACTTTTAGCACTGGAATCAATATTAGAAATCTTCATAACATTATATTTGCTAGCCCGTCTAAGTCTCGGATAAGAAACTTACAGTCAATCGGTCGTGGACTTAGAAAGTCAGAGACAAAAGAATCAGCACAGTTATTTGACATTGCAGATGACATGCGATATAAGAAGCATGAGAACTACACACTAAAGCATTTCGCAGAACGTATAAAGGTATACAATGAAGAGAAGTTCTCATTCAAGGTATATAAGATTGAATTAAAAGGATAATACTATGAATGAAGTATACCACATTAGATTAACTACGGGCGAGGACTTGATCTCCGAAGTGATCTGGCCAGAAAACATACCTGCAAATGAACCTCATGTGATACTTGTTCAGCCCATGAAGATAATATGTTTACCTTCTGGCAAGACAGGATTTGTCACACTGTCTCTTATGCAGTGGGTATTCACAAAAATTTCTTCTGCTCAGGAATTTAACATATACAGTAGAGACATTCTTACAATGTCTAAACCAAATGAAAATCTTGTTGAGTATTACAAAGAAACAATAGAGTACTTCAGGAGAAAAAGTAAACCAACAAATGATATCGAACAATACCTAGATGATCTTCTAGAAAAAGAGATTCAAGCGGTAGAAGATTCGGATAAAGTTGTTGAAGAAGGAGAACTTACTCCTGAACTGGAAGACTTGATATCAGAATTTTTTAATTCATATTCATCAAACAACAAAGGAACATTGCACTAATGGTTATATCAAAAGATACAGTTACCGAATTAGATGAAACCAATGATTTTGGATTTACATTTCATGATGAAGAAGATATTGTCACATCTTCTGGTGTGACAGACGAAGTTGAACTACTGAAGACCAGACTAAGGACTGTAAGGAAGACTTATTTACCTCTGCTTCAGCATCTAGCAAAAGATCCAGATAAGCCAATGATCAAGTGGCCTAATAGAAAAGATGTACTGGATAAGCAGATGAAGAAGATGATTGAACTAACAGAGGTATAATTAAAGTTATTCATATCATCGCTGGCATAGCCTTTATACCACGTTGTCAACCATTAGTCAAGAGAAAAGTGAATGAAAACCAAGAAAAGTACTGTACACTACGTAGACAATCAAAAGTTCTATCAGGAAATATTAAACCATAAAAAGAAAGTTAGTGAAGCAAGAGAAAAAGGTCTTGAAGATCCTAGACTCCCTAACTATATTGGTGAGTGTATATGGAAAATTGCTTCCAAGTTGGCTAACAAGCCGTGCTTCATTAATTACTCTTATCGTGATGAGATGATTTCAGATGGAATAGAAAACTGCATACTGTACTTTAATGATTACAATCCAGCCATAGGTAAGAATCCGTTTGCGTACTTTACACAGGTAATCTACTTTGCGTTCCTAAGGCGTATAAACAAAGAGGAAAAGAATAGATACATTATCTATAAGAATTTCCAAGAAACAATCATTAACAATGGTCATGCAGGACACTTGGTGGATGGAGATGACAATCATGTTATGACTGTAAATCTATACGATAACATAAATGATTTCATGGAAAGATTTGAGAAGAAAGAAGCAGTTAAAAAGGAAAAGAGGAAGATCGCAAAAGAAGGTCTAATCAAATTTTATGAGGAAGAAAACGATGAACAGCGAAGTGCCGTTTCAGATTGAACACCTAATTAACAGTCTGTTGAATAAGAATGAGAATGTCCATATTCGTGGAAACTATCGACAAAGATTAGTCAACATACAAGAAGCACTTGACAAAGCGATAAAAAAGTACGATAATGAGCTTTATATATCCAACACTCAAGGAAAGAAAAAGCGGGCTTAATGACTAAAGTTCTAATTATTACCGATACTCATTGGGGAGTCAGAAATGATTCCCCAGTTTTCTTAGATTACTTCAAGAGGTCTGTTGATGAATTTCTCGTTCCATTTATCAAAGAGAATGACATTAAGCATGTCATTCATCTTGGCGACCTCGTTGACCGTAGGAAGTATATTAACGTTCTTACGCATTCTAGATTGAGAGAAGACTTCCTTGAGCCAATGAATGAGTTGGTCGAGATGCATCTGATTGGTGGTAATCATGATGAGTACTTTAAGGATACATACAGAGTCAATGCGCTTGAGGAGTTTGTCGGTAATCGTTATGATAACATTCATGTCTATGTGAAGCCCGAAACAATTGAGATTAGCGGTTGTGAGTTCTTTCTATTGCCTTGGATAACTAAGGCTAATGAGAAGGAATGTTATGATGCCATAGAGAATAGTAAAGCTCCTATCTGTTGCGCTCATCTTGAACTAGACGGCTTTGAAATGCAGAAAGGAATGTTATCAGATCATGGATGGAATCACAAAGTTTTTAGAAGGTTTGATAGCGTCTTTACTGGCCATTATCATCACCGTAGTACTCGGGATAATATTCACTATACTGGTGCTTTTTGTGAGCATATATGGTCTGACTATAATGATCCTCGTGGGTTTATTGTCTTTGATACAGAAACCCGTGATATGGTATTTCATCGCAATCCTTTCCGTGTCTTTCATATGGTGGCTTATGATGATGTGAAGAATCCGGATATCGTTGAGAAAATCAACGCTACTGATTATTCCAAGTATAAGGATTGCTATGTTAAGATTGTTTGTGTGAATAAGAATAATCCATATGCATTTGATATGCTCATGGATAAGTTGTATCAGGCTCAAGCTGCTGACATTTCCATTGTTGAAGATGTGAATAGCTTCATTGACAATAATATTGATGAGACTGTGGACGAAGCACAAGACACAATTACCATTCTTGACAACTACATTCAAGGCTTGACATTGCCAGTAGAATCTGATAGAATGAAACATTACATGCGCGAAATCTACGCGGAAGCTTTATCATTGGAGAGTATAGAATAATGCATCCTGATTATGCACACATCGGAGCAGCCGATGATAAACTCATAGAAGAGATGGCTGAACTAACAAAGGAACTTTGTAAAGTCAAGCGTTTCGGTATGAGTGATAGGAATCGTGAGAATATTATTCTTGAGATTGGTGATGTTGAATACCGTCTCAAAGAATACAAGCAGCTATTGGGTATACCGTGATAACATTTGAAACTATTCGTTGGAAGAATCTTCTATCTACTGGTAATGCATGGACAGAAATTCAACTAAACGCAAACAAGACCAACTTGATTGTAGGCGCAAACGGGCATGGTAAGTCTACCATTCTTGATGCGCTTACTTTTGTATTGTTTGGTAAGCCGTTTCGTAAGATCAATAAGCCGTCGCTTGTGAATAGTGTCAATGGTAAAGACTGCAAAGCTGAAATTACGTTTAAGGCTTACGGCAAGGATTATAAGATCATTCGTGGTATCAAGCCAAACATCTTTGAGATTTGGGTAGATGAATTATTGCTCAATCAAGATTCTGCCTCGCGTGACTATCAAGAATACCTAGAGAAATTCATTCTTAAAATGAACATGAAATCTTTCTGTCAGATTGTTATTCTAGGTTCAGCATCGTTTGTTCCGTTCATGCAGTTGACTCCTGCTGATCGTCGCACAATTATTGAAGACCTTCTAGACATTCAAATCTTCTCCATCATGAACTTGTTGGTCAAGCAAAGACTGCAAGAGAATAAGGAAAAGCTAGAAAACAGTCGTGTTGTCCATAAGTCTATGGAAGAAAAGAAGTTCTATATTGAAAAGACGTTGAAGAATCTGAAGCAGAATAATGATGACCGGTTAAGCGAATTGAATAATCAATATAATGATTTTGCCAGCAAGAAGACCGATCTCTTAAACAAAGTCAAGAAGTTAGTCGATGAGAAGGAAGGTCTAGTTGCAGATGTTTCGGATATGTCAACATTACGGCAGACATATGAATTGGCTATCAGACAGATTGCTTCATGGGATAATGAAGCAAAACGCAATGAGAAAGAGCGTGAGTTTCTTAGATCATCGAATGACTGTCCAACATGTAAACAACATATTGATGAGTATTTTAAGAATGCGCGTATCGCTCATTTGCTGAACGAAGCATCTTCTACAATCATTGCTGCACAGAAGATGGAAGCTGATTCTAATGATATTCTGATAAAGATAAACGACAAAGAGATTAAGTCTAATCGTATTCAAACAATCAATGCTGAAATCAAAGCACATAAACAGACCATGATGCATTTTGTTTCCACAATGAATGATCTTGAAGATCAGATTGATAAGATTGAGAATGCAGATAAGATGGTAATGGATAGCGAAGAAGATTTGGTAAAGACTGAAGGTGAGATAGTTAGACTTGCAAAATTCATTCAGTTTCTTCTAGCTGAAAAAACTCTAGCTGATACTGCGATGTCCCTTCTCAAGGATGGTGGTATCAAGACCAAGATCATCAAGCAATACGTTCCAATTATCAATAAGCTTGTTAACAAATATCTGGACAAGATGGGCTTCTTTGTCAACTTTAACATTGATGAAAACTTCAATGAAGTAATCAAGTCCAGATATCGTGATGAGTTTTCTTATGCGAACTTCTCAGAAGGTGAGAAGACACGTATTGATTTGGCCCTGATGTTTACCTGGCGTTCCATTGCCAAGATGAAGAACAGTGTGAATACCAATCTTCTTATTCTTGATGAGATTCTAGATGGAAGTTTGGATGCAAATGGCACTGATGAGTTCTTAAAGATAATTCAGACCTTGACAGATGATACAAACACGTTTATTATATCACACAAGACTGACACTATTGCCGATAAGTTCGATAAGACTTACCGATTCGAGAAGATTAGAAACTTTAGCAGGTTGATGACATGACAGTGAAAGAAACAGCGGAATACGATAACTTCCTTGGTAAGAAGGAAGAAGTTGCAAAGCCAGCAGCACTCTTTGATATTGAAGAGACTGATGAAGATGAGCGTGAAAAGCTTTGGGTAGGAATGCCTGAGTTTGAACAGAAGGACAATCCTCCGTTCAAGACAATCTACATGCACTTCCGTAACAAAGAAGACTTCGATGAGTTTGTAGCCAAGTATAAGACGCTTGATGCTGAACAGACAATCACACCAAAGACCAAGAGTATGTGGTATCCACATCTTGATAAGGACGAAAACTCACTCAAGCGTTGGTTTGAAGAATGACGAATCCGACTCATCCAGTTTATATCATCTCAAAGGGTAGACATGAAAGCATGTATACCTCGCGCTCTCTCGCGCGTATGAAGATTCCACATTATATTACAATTGAACCACAAGATGAAAAACTATATGATCAAGCGTTGGATACTTTCAACATTCGCAATTATGTTACTTTGCTTGTTGCTCCTTTTTCCAATCATGGTGACGGTCCTGGTCGCGCTAGAAACTGGTGTTGGGATCATGCAATATCAATAGGTGCCGAGAAGCATTGGGTATGCGATGATAACATTTCAGATTTCTATCGTCTGCATAAGAACCAACGCATTCGTGTGGAATCTGGTGCTATGTTCAAAGCATGTGAAGACTTTGTTGATCGCTTTGAGAATGTTCCTATCTCAGGTCTACAGTATCGTTTCTTCATTGCACCTAATCAAAGATACTCTCCGTTTGTGCAGAACACTCGAATCTATTCCACGTTGCTCATCTCTAATGATTGTAAGCACCGTTGGCGTGGACGTTACAATGAAGATACCGATATCTGCCTTCGTGTATTGAAAGATGGCGATTGCACAATTCAGTTCAACAACTTTCTGCAAGGTAAGTCTGCAACGCAAACTGTCAAGGGCGGTAACACTGCCGAGTTCTATCATGCAGAAGGTGAACTAGACAAGAGCAAGTGGCGTGATGGACAACTTAACTCAACTGGTACTGTGAACAAGTCTCAAATGCTTGTAGACATGCACCCAGATGTTGCTCGGCTTGTTTGGCGATATGGTCGTTGGCATCATTATGTTGACTATCTTCCGTTCCAGAAGCCCGAGCGGGATCTGAATCCAGAACAGTTACAGATACGGCGAAATCTCGGTTTGGGTCCAGAAGATAATCGGTTAAGATTGAAATCTGGAGTTGATCTTTCAACCTTACCTAAGGTCAACAATTACGGGCTGGTTCTCAAAAAGATATCAAAGACTTAGCCGAACTCAATAAAATCAATGATTTAGCAGCCAGCTATGCGTCCAGCGTATGGCTGGTATGCATTTTGACCACTTGTAAAACCGACTTGCCATCCCCATCTATAGTATATGAAGACGCTAGCCATGCCCATACAAAAGACTTGCAATGCGCCCGCGTTGGCTCTATACTATAAGCATGGTTGAGAGGAACACAATGGAAGTAACACATAATCATAACGCCAAGTCTCAGCTGGCTAAGTTGCTGGCTACGGAAA